GATAATGTACCCGCGTCTAATAATTGACGGAGAGCCGCCGTTGCCGTACGGCTCAATCCGCCAATCATGTGAATGAGTCCAAAGCCATAAAATCCAAGTCCTGGCAGAAATTTGAAGTGGACGAAATATTGGATCTTATTTTTCTTTAGATCATCGGGCGCATAGTTTCTCCGTATGGAGAGAACTAATCGGCTACCTTCTTCTACAGTTACTATGTAGGGTAATTTTATTCCTGTAGGTTCGTTATCAGAACCCATGTCTTCGAAACCTTCTAAGTCTAAATTAACATGACACTCTAAAAGAGTGTAAACAGATTCTTGTCTACCTGTTTTTTTAGTGCCATCTAATTCTCTTTCTTTTTTTTCTAAATCATTTTTTTCAACACTGCTTGGTGGACCAAGTTCAACGTCTCTATAAAAACCATTTACTTGTTGTTTTCTTAATTCGTTTTCAGAAATTTTTACAGTGTGTATTACTGCCTCTGCATCATCCAAACTTGTTGCAGTGTATGGTACAACTAATTCATCTGCAGGTACAAACTTTGATACCGCTCTTCCTAACGGCACATCGTAATAAACTTTTTTAAATGTAGAACCTGCAAGTGGTAAATGAAATAACATAGAATCAAACTCTTCTTCGTATTCTTTCATTTGATCCATAACTAAATAGTTCATGAAATCTTTTACACGAGTTGCTTGTTGTTCTGTTGTAGGATTTTTTAAACCAACGACTTGTGTTCTTACTGGTCCGTCTGCTGGCAATAATTCTTTGTAAGCTTGTGCTTGGAACTGTGTAACAGCTTCTGCTAGTACTGGGTGTGTTGCACCACTAGCTCCTTGAAATGGTTCTGTTCTGTTTTCATATTTAAACCCTAAAAGATCTAAACCTTGTGTATAAGAACTTTCCCAGTCTTTTCTTGATGCTTTGTAATCAGAATAGTTTTGAACCATTTCATTACCTATCGGATCTAAAATATCATCAGGTAAAATATCTGCTAGATTATCAAAATGATTTTCCGTGCCAGGTATGTTTATAGCTCCCGGTTCAAAGTCTATCGTTGCGCCACCATCTTCTTCTGGTGTGACCTCTACGGGTCCTTTTTCTGGTGTCTCTTCCTGTACACTAACTGTTTCTAATTCATCCTCTGAAGGAATTTTTATTTCAGTACGAGTGTTCGGGAGTCCTTTATCTATTTCTGCCATTTATTACTCCTTTATCTTCATAGCACGTTTTAATATTCCTGGCAACCCATGAGGCGTAGGTCCAGATTTTGGTGGTGGGCCTGACGGAACACCTGCTAATTTTGCAATACCACCGCCTGCTGCTGCAAATTCACTAAACGCAAACTCATCGCCTTTTCTTCTAAGTTCTGCTCTTTCCTCTGGTGACATTGCTCTTAATTCATTTATTCTTTTTTTAGTAAACTTGCCAAGTTGATATGCACCTTCTGCTCCTAAGCTTGCAATGCCGACTGGCGATAATCCTCTTGCTATACGAAGTGCAGTTTTTGGAGATGCTCCTAGATTTAAAAATCTTTGATAAATAGGATTAGAGGTTATCTTACTAACTTGTTTTACAAGTTGTGGTGCTAACGCAGCTTCTGTTGCAAGAGTTGCTCTATCAACAGCTGATGTTGGGTCTACACCAAATCCTGCTGTTAGTGCTAAAGTTCCTGCTGGTGTCGGTATTGCCTTAAAACCTTCTTTTAAAATACCTGGGCTAAAAAAAGGGTTAGCAAAAAATTGTCCTTGTCGAATATCAGGAATTCTAGATTTAATTAATTTTTTAAGAGCTTTATCGTCTTGTTTTTTTACAAGTTTCACCGCTTTTGTTAAATTAGGTTGTTTTATTTTTTTTACATCTTTTTTAGGTCCAGCGGCAACAAATCTAACATACTGTTCTATTGCATCTTCTATTTTATTTTGTTGTTTACCTAGTTTAATCGGTTTTATATTTGTTTCTTTAATTGTGTTTTTTGACAAACTATATTTAGGTAACACACTTCTATCTATCGTGCCTAAATTTTTAGACACGGAATCATAAATTTCATTTACTGTTTTAATAGATTTTTTTGCTGTTTTTTGGTCCCCTAATTTTATGGACTCTCTAGCTGTTCTTAATTCATTTTTTATTTTTTTAAAAATATTATTTTTTGCTTTAGCGCCTAAAACATTAAAATTAAAATCTTGCGTGGTTATACCAACTTTTCTCAAAGCATCAGGGTCTCCAGTTATAGTTCCAGGTGTAATGCCTTGAAAGTGTTCAAAACTTGGAAGTAAACTTTTAGGAATAGCTTTTCTATCAATCGCTCCTACAACAGTTCCTTTTGCTGCTTGTCCAGAAAATCTAATAGCTTTTTTAAGTGTATTATCAAGCTGTGATGGTGTTAAATCTTTATAAATTTTTGGATCTAAATTCATTAATTCTTGTTGTGCTTTTCTATAAACCTCTCCACTTTTTTGATCAAATTTTGTGCCTTTTGGTTTAACTCCTTTTAAAATTTCCTCTAAAGCACCTTCTTTTTTTAATCCAAGATAATATCTATAAAGCTGTTGGTTTTTTGATTTTGTAAGTTTATTTTCATAAGACTTACCTGTTAAGTCAGTTGCCATCTGTGATATGGTTCTTTTTTGGTAGTTGTCAGCAAAAAATTGTTTTTCAGCTAAAGTTAAATTAGTTTTAGCGGATTGGCCTGTTTTTATCTTAAAACTTTTATCTTTATATTTTTTTGGTAGTTCTTCTATTACTTTATTTATAGTTGACTCATCTGCTTTAAATTCTGATCTTAAATTATTAACATTAAATTTATATTTTTCTTTAGGAAATAATTTTGTTTTTTCAAAATTATCTATTTTTTTAATTAATTCATCTTTAATAAATTTTCTTTTTTTTGTCCCTCTTGCAAGGTTTGCTTTTTGTGCTTCTATTGGATTAAAATTTTTTATTTTAGTTCCATCTTGAAACGCCATTCGTTCGTTATCAATTTGTTTACTACGAATTAGCCTGTCTAGTTCTGGATTGTCGTCGTATACGTTGGACAACTGTAACATTTTTTTACCAAAGTCCACGTTATTCTCCTAACATGTAAGCTAAGCCACCTGATGCTTTTTTCTCTCGAGCAACTTGTTCTATTATTTCTTGTTCAAGTTCTTCTTTGCCAATGCTACCTTCTCTAACAACTTCATCAGGAACACCATCCTCAACATCTTTCATCTTACCATCAATGTCTGGTCTTGCAGTAAACTCTTCATACTCATCTACAACTTTTCTACCTTTTGTTGTTTCATCAGCTACGCCTGGTTTGTATGTCATGTAGACTTCTTCTGCTACTCCTGCTTCATCGCCACCAGGTATCATAGCTTCTTTAGTTTTTTTAATATCTATTTTTCCTGTATCAAGATCAATATCCATTTCATAATCTTTATAACTGTAAGATTCTGATCTTTCTTTTGGACCAGCAAATTTTTTTCCTAATGCTCTGATTCTATCCACAAGGTTAAAAAAATATGGTGGAGCACCGCTTGCAACATCTACTGCTTTTTCTACTACAGGCGCTGCAACTTCTGCACCTTTAAAAAATTTACCTACTACAGGTAATGCTGTAAGACCACCCATAATTTTCATGAACGTTCTTCTGTCCATACCTTTTTTAAAACCAATACGTCCACCGTCTGCCATGTCTTCTGGTTCTGGTTTTGGCATATTTTTAAATCTTTGTTTTGACAAACCTGTGTATGCTTTATCGTAAAAATCTAATCTTTCTTTTGTAGGAAGGTCATCGTAAACTTTACCCATTCTTGCAGCTAAATTTTCTGCAACTAATTCTGCATCAACTTTTATATCATTTGCAAATCCTGGTGAAGCATCTTCTATCGCTTCCATTAAATTCATATCTTCTACTTCTTCTCCAAAAGATTTACCAAACTTAGCTTCAATAACGTTATCTTTTTTAATTGATGGTGCTTGTTTCATTTTTACTTTGTTGCCTGCTTTGTTCATCTCAAGCATATATTTTAACTGGCCTTCACTAAATCTATCTAAGTCTACACCTTGTTTTTGTGCTGACATTACGTATGACTGAAATCTTTTTTGAGCCTC